GAAAGAGAGAGAGAGACACCTTCGTAGTGTTCAATGCAACGTAACTCCAACATCCCAGAGTCAGCCCAAGACCGCCTTAAGCTAGCCTTAAGTATCCTTACCGAACACTTCGATGATGTCCTGGTGGCTGTGAATCACAGGGAGACATGTAACATCCATGTGGAGTCCCCAACGCCTTATGCTGCCCTCGGGATGCTTCCGACTGTCCAAGGGAAGCTACGGGAGTCTGTAGGACGCAACGAGTTGGCTCAGAGTCTTCGTGAAGAGGGAGGAGATTATGGATTGTTATTTGATGAAGAAGACAATGAGGAGCCGGAATAGTTTTGTTACAAAAATCTGAAGGGGTATATATAGCTCAGCGCCGCAAAATTCCCCCCGCGACCCTCCCAGTAATGACATTGTGACTACCGATTGTCGCGCTTTTTAGCAAGGGGGGGATAGTCACTGGGGTTTCATGACGTGAGCAATTAAGAGAGAGGTAATTGTGACAACATAAAGAATGTTCTTTCATGCGATTGGATGCCATCAAAGTGAGTGTTATTGACCACGGGAAACCCACAATCGTTATTGTCGCTTTTCCTGGTTTTTGTGCATTTCCGCTTGTTTTTGTCGTTAGCCCCCCTTTGAAATATTCGATACGCTCGTAACACGCTTAAAGTCAACACCTTAAGCCAACCTGTCATACAACCGTGTAAAAACATAAAGAAAACACCTTTACATGACGAACATCCTCGGCAATACTAACGGCGTTATGAGAAACCAAATCAAATCCCTCCTAATTCACGCCGCAGAACTCGCCGCAATTGCCTTTATGATTCTTGTCGTTATTTCGGCCGTCTTTTAACCACCACTAACAGAACAAGATGAAAACAGAAACAACATTTACCAAAGTAGCCGTCAAGGTTAACACTAACATCAGCACCGGATATTTCGTTTTTCGCTGCGTCAACAATAGAGGACAAGCGGAGGACTTGCGGATTGGCTGCGCTGAATTTGAATCCATCAACAGTCCAGCGGAACGCGTCCTTTGCTTCCACGCGCTTCACGGTGTTTTCACTGCTGGGAAGCCTTTTGAGATCCTTTCTAGAAGGTGGGAAGCATCCACCAAATAGCGTGTGTGTGTTAATTCCTAGAATTCCTCGCGACATCGCGGGGGATTCAATGGAGTAAACAACAAGCTCCGCTTAAAACATGAAAAACAAAGCAAAAGAACAAACACCACTAGAAGCAATCCTTTCCTTCAAGAATTGGACCGGCCTTAACACTCGCGAGCTATGGAATGCGGGCAGACTGGGGAATCATCCAGGTGAGTATCTTATGAGCATTACAAGCGAGCTTTTCCCTATTCGCAAAGTCTCAGACATTGAAAAGCGAAACGCCCTTGTTGCGAAAGCTATTGAAGAATTGAACAAGTAGAGAAATAATCACTATGACAAAAGAACAAGAAATAAGACAAGCCCTCGCAACGGGCATCCCGGTGACCGTAAACGGTCGCGCAATGGAAACCCAAGGCACGCGCTTGGTAGTTGTTATCAACACCGGACGCGGCACGGCGTTTACTCACGCTAATCGTGAAGACATAGACGCTGCTGTTATTGATCCTAGCACCGTCGAAATGGGACGCGTGTTTGATCGGATCGAATCCTTGCTGGAAAGGAGCGCGAAATAATGAACTCCTACAATTACGAATATACGGACACCTTTGCAGGTGACGCAAACTACTCATGGGTGAAACGTGGGAGTGTTAGTGTCCCAGAATTGACGCATTACGGGTTCGATGGCTCTCATGGATACTCCAAGGCTAACAAATCTCAGTTGCGCGAGGTCATGCGACTAATTAAGCGCGAGCTTGGATTGACTGGAACTAAAGGCGAGCGCCTAGAATATGGGGATGGGACTATAGAGTTTCGCCCATGTGGATTATGCACAGTTCTATTTATTGATCCCAACGATGAAGGAGGGATTGAATAATGAAGCTAGAACTAAGCACAAGCCACGCTGTCGACCTATTGCGTCAAGATGAATACGCAGGTTGGAGTTACCACGGCGCAACCGCGCTTGTCGAACACCTGGAAAACATGGAAGATGAGTTAGGCGAAGAAATCAATTTCAACTGCATCGATTTTCGTTGTGAGTTTTCGGAATACAAAAGCTTGCGAGATTGGCTCTTTAATTATTACGGACTGGGAATGACGCTAAAAGACGCATTGGAAAGCGCGGGGATATACCGTGATGATGATGATGCTGAAGAGATCGATTCGTTGATTGCTGAATTCATCCGTGAACGTGGGACGCTTGTTGAGTTTGAAGGGGGGATCATCGTTTCTTCTAATTTTTAAAGACTATGAAGCTAAACAAAAAAGAATGTATCTTCCTAGCTTGGATGATCGCTGGGCTGGTCATCTATGGCCGCCTTGAACAATCTTCACACGAGGATGAAATCGAATGGAAAAAGAACCTTAAAGAAAATATTGAAAATGAAAGCTGAAATCCTCCTAGCCTTGGCCTTTGCAATTTGCTGGTATTTCCTGATTAAGCTCGTCCTAGCCTAAGATCCGCCACAAACCACGCCACACAAGCCGCCTTTGGGATTCCCTTTGGGCGGCTTTTCTTTTGTGTCCGTCCCTGGGTCCGTCCTTGTGTCCGTCCCTGGGTCCGTCCTTGTGTCCGTCCCTGGGTCCGTCCTTGTGTCCGTCCCTGGGTCCGTCCTTGTGTCCTTACGTTTTCCCGCGAAAGTGTTAGCACCTTCTGAAAAAACAATCAAGAAAACATCTTGACCTTTTCCCGCATCCGTTTTAATCGTTGGGCATGTCATCAAAAAAACAAACGACACTAGCAGAGATATTCGACACCACCTTCTTGAATCGTTGGGCCGGAAAGGCACGGGAGGAAGTTGAGCAGCGAAATATTAACTTCTGGCTTAAAAACCTCCCGAAAACAACAAGGGGTCTTTCGTTGGGCACAATCGACAAGGTGATCCGAGATGAGATCGCAAAAGGTAACAAGCCTTCCACCATTAACAGTAAGCTTCAGACCCTAAAGACAGCGTTGGATTTCACAAGGGAGCGAGGGCTGCATGACGTGGCCTTTAAAGTGCCGCGCCTTAAGCAAGGCAATGATGCACGCATTGGATTCTTTAGTGCGGAAGACCAAGCTCACATTGAATCGTTGATTGAGTGTGACCGCTTTCGGGACTTCTTTGTGTGGTCCATTGAGACTGGTCTTCGTCCGTCTGAATCGTTGGGCCTAAACTCCAAGATGATCCGCAAAGATCCGGTAGTGGGTGCGGTGATTGATATTGTTAAAACCAAGAACGGGGAGCCACGCACAATCCCTCTCACAAAGAAAGCCTTGGAGTGTTTGGAGCGCCGGCAAAGCTGGGCTGAGTTCCGAGGCATAAGGATCACCCGTGAGTGGCGTAAGCTTCGCGGAAAGGATTCCTCGTTGGGCCGCTTTGTGTTCTATACGTGTCGCCATACGTGTGCCACAAGACTCCTTAGTCGTGGTGTTAATGTTAAGGTGGTGCAATCCTGGATGGGACACAAGGACATCACGATGACCCTGAGATACGCCAAGCTGGTCCCAACGGATCTTGCAGCAGCCCGTGACCTTATGGATAACGCCTAAATTTATGAAAATAAAACAGAAGAAAATACTGAAGCACCTCAAGAAAAACGCTGAACAATACGAACGGGATGCAAAGAGTTACGCTGAGAATGGATCATATGAAGTCGCACTTGAATGTGTCATCATATCGCGATTCCTGACGGACAATTTAATTTACGGTATTGAAACCGGATACTTCTTTGAAGACTGAACAACAATACCAAGAACTAAATCAAATTCCAAAAAGAAAAAAGAAAATGACACATTACAATCAACTGACCCTTGAAAAGGCAGACACAAGCAAGCTGCAAGGGCTTAAAACTCACCACTACACAACCAGAAATGGGGAGTGGTTTTTCTTTAACCTAGTCCCATTCTACAAGAAGCAGATCTTCATTTGCAGCTACACTGACGATATGGAGGATGCTTGGATCACCACTGATCTCGAGGAATTCGGTCAGTCTATCTAATCAATAGACCAAATAATACAATGACACCAAGAACTAAATAATTAGGTATGAAAGAGATGAGTGATACACCACGAACAGATGAAGAAGAAGGATGTCGCGGCATCGGCTACATCGGCTAGGAGACTTCCTTGTAGACTAAACAACAACCACTAATATGAAAACAAAACCCGAAACCTTAATCACCTTGATCACAGTCCAAGACGCGCTCAATGCGTCCGGCCTCAAGACCATCAAGCGTTCCCAGATTGCCGCCGCCGTGCTTCTCAAGGAGCGCATCCGTTGTGTGGACTTGGCGAAGCTCATGCAGGTCAGCCAACAGAACTGTATGGTTACCGTCAAGGCGATGCAAAAGGAGAGATTGTTAAGAGTTGAATCCATCAAAGGGCCGGACGGAAGAAAGACCGCTTGGGTCATGCCTGTGCCCTACCTCAAGGATGTGTTCGCGGGGATTGAAAAAACCCTTGAACGTCACCTCCAACAAAGTTAGACTCACATGTCGCCGTTGAATAGAGTCGTAGGAGAGCTACGGACTAGGTCATGTTTTGCCTTCATTGAACACAACCGTGACACCTTGATATGAAACAAGACAAATTGAACCAGGACATGGTGGACATGGGGGTAGATCGCTATCGTCGCAATGCCACAACCACCAAAGGTTCCCTGACTCAAGCGGGAAGACGCATCATGCGTGACGGGGTGGAGCCGGTGGTGTTAGGACTTACCGAGTCCATTGAAAAGATCAAACCGATCCGTAACAAAAGCCGATGGCAGAAGTGCCTTGCTGAGTTAACCCTTCCCGACACCCGTGCGGTGGGATTGTTAGCAGTGAAAGCCACCCTTGATGTCCTTGATGAACCACGCAGTTACGCATCGGTCGCAAGCAAGTTGGGTCGTGCCATCGAAGACCAGTTGCTTTCGTCAATGTTAATCCGTGACCATGAGTTCGGGAGTCGATTGGTTAAGCGTATGCAAGACCTCGCCAAGCGTGGGACAACCCAGAGTCGTTACCTTCACAAGACTGCACGAAACGAGGAGATGGAGTGGGATGATTGGACACGCAGGGATCGCATTGGATGCGGGGCGTTGTTGTTAGAGATCGTTCACGACCGCACCGGACTCATTGCCTTCACTGAGAAAGCCCAACGCCGCCGACGAGTCTTCAAACCGATGCGTATGGTGGAGCTTTCGGAAGTCACAAGGGAATGGATCAACGACTATAACAACCACCGTGAGTTATTGCTTCCGTTCTGGATGCCGATGGTTGAGTCCCCGACACCTTGGGAGCGAGTCTTTGGGGGAGGCTACGGGTTTGCCTCGGATGACTCCAGCCCTCTTCCAGCGTTACCTTTTATTAGATGCAGTGATCGGGATGTGTTACGCCAAGCACCCGAGATGCCCGAGGTTTACAATGCGGTTAACCTTATCCAAGAGACACCCTATGCTATCAACAACCGAGTCATGGATGTCCTTGAGTGGGCATGGGACAGCGACCTAGAGATAGGACTCCCGCCTCGCCAAGATGTTCCCCTTCCTGAGTGGACTGATGCCAACGCCAACATGACGGAGGAGCAGATAAGGAACTGGCGTGATGACAAGCGTGAGTTAGCTGCACACAACATGGGCCTAGCCAGCCAGCGCATACTCATCTCAAAGATCCTGATGCTTGCCCGTAAGTTTCGCGGGGAAAGAATGTTCATGCCCTCCTCGTGTGACTTTCGTGGTCGCATCTATCAGATCCCCAGCTATCTTAACTACCAAGGACCAGACCACTGTAGGGGATTGTTACAATTTCACAGGGGTCTTCCCATCAAGAGTGATGAGGACAAGAAGTGGTTAGGCATCCACGGAGCCAACTGTTTTGGACACGACAAGACCGCATTCGATGATCGCCTTGCGTGGGCCGAGGGATTCACCCGTGATGCCATACGGATTGCTAACGACCCGAGGGGAAACAGGGAATGGGCCGAGGCTGATGAACCTTGGCAAGCATTGGCGTGGTGTTTTGAATGGGCTGACCTCCACACCAAGACCTCCAAGAACTTTCAGACATACCTACCGTGTGCAATGGACGCGACGAACTCTGGGTTACAGTTGTTATCGTTGTTAAGTCGAGATGAACATGGATGTCACGCCACCAATGTAAGTCCTACGGATGTCCCTGAAGACATCTACCGTATGGTCTCGGATCACACCTTGGGAGTCCTCCGTGGTCATGCAGCCGAGGGTCGTGACTACGCTCGCCTTTGGGTTGACTTCGGGATCGACCGTAAGATGTCCAAGCGTCCTGTAATGTGTTACAGTTATGGTTTAACTCCCTACTCCAACAGGGATTATGTAGCTTCATGGTATGATGAGACCCGCCGGCAACGTGGCATTGAGTGTGTCTTTGGTCGCCGGCACGTTTACCCAGCTATTAAGTATCTTGGGGATCTCCTGTGGGAAAGCATTGAGACGCTCCTTACTCGCCCGAAGCTGGTCATGGATTGGTTCCAGGAGGTTGCCCATATGTTAGCGGAACAGGACGAGGCACTCACATGGACAACACCGAGTGGGTTCCGAGTGAGCCAAGACTACCGCAAGCAAGTCAGTCGTAAGGTTGCCACTTGGTTACACGGATCACTTACTGCTGTTAGATTCAAAGACAGCACCGACGAACTCGACACTCGCAAGCAGCGCAACGGGGTAGCTCCTAATGTCGTTCATAGTCTTGACGCTGCTGGGTTGGTGTTAACTACTAACGAAGCACACCGCCGAGGTGTTTATGACTTCGCGATGATTCACGACAGCTTCGCCACTCACAGTAATAACTGCGATGTATTAGCCTCTTCGATACGCGACTCCTTTGCCGACATGTTCTCGAAAGATATTCTTGCCAGCCTCGCTGAACAATGGCAAAACAATAGTGTCGAGCCTCTGCCTCCCTTACCGGACTACGGAAACTTTGATGTTAACACCCTTCGGGACTCCAAATACTTTTTCAGCTAACAATTAAAGCTGAGAGAACCACAAAAAAGAAACCACAAAAAAAGATGAAAAACCAAAATCTAAAACTAACCACCCCAGTAGGGAAAAGCGTATACCCTAAACTCATTGAGCCTGACACCAAGTTCGATGACAATGGGGTTTTCAGTTGTCGCTTGATCCTTAGTGAAGAGGACTACAATTCCGTTCACGCTCAGGTCGGGCCTTGGCTTGATGCCGAATACGAACGCCACTGCAAAGAGGCTGACGGTAAGAAGCTCAAGCGTCACGATAGCCCACCCCTTAAGCAGAATGATGACGGTGACTACGAGTTGTATGCCAAGCAAGCAGCTCGTCGTGAAACCAATAAGGGTGTTCTGAACTTCTCGGTCGCTCTCTTTGACAGCACCGGTAAGAAGCTTAACGATCCTCCTAACATTGGCAGCGGGTCAAAGCTCCGTCTGTCCGTTGAGCCACACTCATGGAACAGTCCGATGCTTGGCGTTGGATATACCCTTCGCCTTCGTGCTGCTCAACTCATTGAGCTTGTTGAGTATAATCCAGGTGGCGGCGAAGCCTTCGGGTTTGGTGCAGAGGATGGAGGATTTGTTAGCGAAGACCTCGGAGATGCGCTCACCGATGACAAAGGTAACGATGCCACGGTTCCGTTCTAAATTTGAAAAGAGGTTGGCCCTTGCACTAGAACGTGCGGGGGTCAGCTTCGGCTACGAGACCGAACGTATCGGCTACCTCAAGCAGCACCACTACACTCCTGACTTCGTTCTTGAGAATGGTGTAATGCTGGAGGCCAAGGGTCGGTTCCTTGCGAGCGACCGTGCCAAGCATCTGCTGGTCAAGAAGCAGCACCCTGAGATGGACATTCGGTTCGTCTTCATGAGAGCTTCTAACACCTTGACCAAACGGAGCAAGACCACCTATGGAGATTGGTGTGACAAGCACGGATTCCTTTGGTGTGAGAATAGCATACCACGTTCTTGGTTCGACTAGGTAACCACCACCATGTATAAACAAACACATTTGCCGTGCGATGAGTGCGGCTCAAGCGATGCCTTGTGCATCAACGAAGATGATTCGACTTACTGCCACTCCTGTGGTTCCTACAAGCGACCATCTGAAGACACGAAAATTGAAATGAAAATAAACAAACCATTACACTCTACGGATGATACGTTCCTTAATGGACGTTACTCCGACATACCCGCCCGTCACATAACCCACGACACCTGTCGCCACATGCGTTACCACATTGGTGAATACAAAGGACGGTGTTGTCACATTGCTGACTACTATAACGATGACCGAAAACTGGTAGGACAGAAGCTACGCTTTGAAGGCAAGCAGTTCATGATCCTCGGTAAGATTGCTGATCGATTCTATGGACAACACTTGCACCCGATGGGGGGACGGAAGTTAGTTGTTACTGAAGGCGAGGTTGATGCTTTGAGTGTTAGCCAGATACAGGAAAACAAATATGCCGTGGTCTCCCTTCCTACTGGCAGTCAGTCAGCCGCTAACGTCTTTAAGAAAAACCTTCGATGGCTTGAGAAGTGGGATGAGGTTATCCTGATGTTCGACGAGGATGAACCAGGTCGTAAAGCAGTGGAGGATGTTGTTGGTATTCTTCCAGCAGGGAAAGCCAAGGTCGCCCGTCTTCCGTTGAAGGATGCCAACGAATGCTTGGCCAACAAGAGATCCAAGGATGTTATCCATGCGATCTTCCAAGCCAACCCTTGGAGACCTGATGCGATTATTTCTGGTTCTGACATCCACGAGCGATTGGTCAACCCGAAGCATACCGAAAGCATCCCTTACCCATTCGATGGTCTTAACAACATGACCCGAGGAATACGCAAGGGAGAGATTGTTACCTTTTGTGCTGGGTCGGGCCAAGGGAAGTCACAGATCTGTCGTATCATCTGTCATCACATCCTCACCACCACTGATAAGTCTGTGGGATACATCGCCCTTGAGGAATCCATTGAGCGCACTGCGTTGGGTATCGTTGGATTGGAGATGGGCAAACAACTACACCTCGACCCTGAGTCAATCTATGAAGACCTAGAGTTCGATGAGGCTTACACTAACACAGTAGGCTCGGGAAGGATGTGGTTATATGACCATTGGGGAAGCCTAGATGCCGACCGTCTGCTGTCACATGTCATGCACATGGCAAAGGCGATGGATGTTGAGTATGTTGTTCTTGATCATGTAAGTATTGTTGTGAGTGGGATGCAAGATGGCGACGAACGCCGCATGATTGATAACCTTATGACCAAGCTCCGTGCGTTAGTTGAGGAGTGTGGCATTGCGTTAATCCTTGTGAGCCACCTTAAGCGTCCCTCGGATGGACGAGGACATGAAGAGGGAACCAGCACGAGTCTTGCACACCTCCGAGGTTCCGCAGCGATTGCCCAGCTATCAGACATGGTGGTGGGATTGGAGCGTAACCAACAAGACACTGAGCATAAGCACCTTACAGCAATCCGCGTTCTCAAGAACCGCTTCAGTGGTGAGACCGGAGTGTGCGACAACCTATCATTTAACCCAATCACTGGTCGCATGGCTGAGTGTAACTTTGAAGCTCTCTAATGAAAAACGATGATAACAATACCGAAACAATTACACACCTTAGCCTCTGTAGTGGATACGAAGGCATTGGACTTGGACTCAGAAGAGTTCTCCCAAATCTGCGAGAGATCGCTTACGTGGAGAGGGAAGGATTCCCAATCGCGAACTTGGTTGCAAAGATGGAAGCGGGAGAGTTGGATGCAGCACCTGTGTTCACGGACGTTAAAACCTTGCCATACCGAAAGTTTCGTGGACTCGTGGATATCCTCTCTGGAGGCTTCCCGTGCCAACCCTTCAGCAATGCTGGAAAGCGTAAAGGCGTTGAAGACCCAAGACACCTGTTCCCCTACATCCGAGATGGAATCCGAGAGTGCAGACCTCGAATTGTTTTCTTGGAGAACGTCGAAGGAATCATCTCCAGTAAAACCGAAGACGGAGACTCAGTTCTCCAGTATGTCCTCGGAGAGTTGGAAGGCATGGGTTACAGAGCAACGGCGGGAGTATTCTCAGCGGCTGAAGTCGGCGCAACACACCAAAGAAAGCGGGTGTTCATCCTTGGTATCATGGCCAACCATAGCAGCACACGAAGCGAGACTTGGATACCAACGGAGAGACACTGGGAAAAAGGGGACGCAAAAATCACTAACAACTATTGTCTTGGAGATTGGCCTTCACGCCCCGATGAGCGGAAAAAAGTCTTTGAAGAACCGCGAACAGTTAAATCCAAATTGGGTAGAACAACTAATGGGTCTTCCGCCAGGGTGGACAGACTTAGGCTCTTGGGTAACGGAGTAGTTCCAGCGACAGCAGCAAAAGCCTTTGTAACACTAATAAACCGAATCACTTTCTAATAAACATGAAAACAAAAATACTATTCTTCGATATCGAAACCAACGCCATTGACCATTGGCCAACTCTCGGTGGATTAACAACCCTTCACTGCATCAGTGTGTTCAACGCTGAGACCAACTCAATGCGATCCTTCAACTCACAGAAGGGGGATCTCCAAGAGGGTGTTGATTATCTTAACTCAGCCCACAACATCTGTGGTCACAACAGCATTAACTTTGATGCGCCGGCACTCCGTAAGCTGGGCTACGAGATCAAGGCCAAGGTGGTGGACACCAAGGTCATGTCTGCTGTCATCTCTACTGACCTCTATGAAAAGGATGTTAAGACGATGGGAGAGGAGTTCCCGAAGAACCTTAGAGGTCGCCACAGTCTCAAGGCATGGGGGCTTCGCTTAGGTAACCAGAAGTCAGACCACGGGGAGTCCGAGGACTGGACACAATGGAGCCAAGAGATGGAGGACTACTGCGAGCAAGACGTTCGTGTGACTGCCTCCCTCTTCAAACACTTCATTGATCAGAAGCCCTCGTCCGAGATGTTACACTTGGAGCATGACTTCGCGGAGTTGATGACCGTGCAAGAGATGAATGGTTGGCCCTTTGATATGGATGCCGCCAATGCTCTCACTGAGACTCTCATGGCTCGCCGTGCAGAGATGCGTGATGAACTCCAAGATATGTTCCCTGCGACCACCGAGGAGATGAAGACACCGAAGGGATGGAGTGTTGATGTTGAAGGGGAAACCTACCACGCTGCCACCAAGGGAGGCTTGAAGCTCGTCCTAAAGGAAGCGGGATTGAAACAGGTGTTAGCGGATAAAGCAGTTAAGACTGGCAACAAAACCAAGACCGTTCCATTCAACCCTAACAGTCGTGACCAGATAGCTGAACGCTTGATGAACATGGGGTGGAAGCCTAAAGCCTACGAAGGGAAGCGACCGAAGATTGACGAAGCAGTTCTGCGTAGCGTTGAGACACCGGAAGCGGATATGTTGTTGGAGTATTTGTTAATCACCAAACGCTTGGGGCAAGTTGCCGAGGGTCGTAACGCTTGGTTAAAGATGGTAAAGGATGGACGCATACACGGTGAGGTTAACACCAACGGTGCGGTCTCCGGTCGATGCACTCACACCCGTCCTAATGTTGCCCAAGTGCCAGCAGTTCGTGCGACATACGGAACGGAATGTAGATCGTGCTTCACGGTTCCCGAAGGCAAGGTGTTGGTTGGTGCTGATGCCAGTGGATTGGAGCTACGGTGTCTTGCCCACTACCTTCACCCTTACGACAACGGATCATACGGAAGGACAATCCTGGAAGGTGACATCCACACCGCTAACCAACAGGCTGCGGGGTTACCGTCACGCGACGAGGCTAAAAAAATGATCTACGCTTTCCTTTACGGAGCCGGAGATGAGTTGGTGGGTAATATTGTTGGTGGAGGAAGACGAGAAGGAAAACGAATCAAGGAAACCTTCAAACGTAATACCCCCGCGATTGCTCGCCTGTTGAAAAGCATCGAGCAAGCCCTCAAAGGGAAGACATGGTTAGGTGGTTTGGATGGTCGCAAGCTGCACTGTCGCTCTGCACACTCCGCATTGAATCTTTTGCTTCAGTCGAGTGGAGCAGTTGTTATGAAGAAGGGGTTGGTTGTTTTTGCGCGTGACGCAAAGCTGCCTTACGAACTTCACGGTAACATCCACGACGAGGTTCAGTTCTCCTGTCTACCGGAACACGCTGATGAACTCGGTAAGTTGTTCTGTGATTCACTTACCAAGGCCGGCGAGGAGTTGAAATTCAAATGCCGTCTTGACGGTGAATACAAGGTAGGATCTAATTGGGCTGAAACACATTAACAATTATGAGTAAAAAAATATACATCGACGGCGACATGCTTCTCTATAGGGCAGCGTTCTCAGCCGAAAAAGAAATCAAGTGGGATGATGACATCTTCACTGTTCACTCCGACTTCTCGGATCTCAAGGACTGTTTCATC